GAGCAGATCCCAGAACATATCGAGCGCCATGGCGTCAATCTGCTCCGGGAGCCAGTGGTAGCTTTGGGCCAGGCTCAAATAGAAATACACCACCATTTGATAAGCCGACAGATGGCTTAGGTCCGGTCCGTCGGCGTGATTTACTTTGGGAGTTCTGTCATCTTTCGGCTGACTGCCTCGGCCACCCAGCTAGCAATCTGGTAAAAGAGGGGGACAAACTCATCTAGGTCCAGTTCCTCCTCAATAGCCTCAGCGGTTATTTCCGGGTGGTTAAAGGCAGCAGCGATCAGGCGTTCCATCTCGCTTAGAGCTTCCTCATCGCCTTGCTCTTTATCGCCGAATTTATCCTTGAATTTGGTCACTTCGCGCCAGAGCTTAACCTTAGGCGGCGGCGCGGTGTAGGTCTTTCCTTTAAGGGTAATTGTCGGTGTCTCCATGCCATGTCCCTCCAATTTACGCAGTAGTGAATTTGGTCACGCTGTTGGCCGCCAGTTTGTTTCCGGCCAGGTCGCAGACGTCCTTGGTACAAATAGCCCGGTAGGCGGTTGCTGCCGACAGATTGGCACCGGGCGTGAAGGTGACCACCGTACGGGCGGTATTTATTGAGAGGGTGCCAACCACCGCCGATCCGTCAGAATCCTTAATTAAGAAGAAATTGCTGTCAGTCACCAGGCTTGCCAGAATCGCTTCACTGAAGGTCCAGTTGACAGCAGAACCAACCGCCACACCGGTAGCGTTATTAGCCGGGACTACGGTCACCGTCGGAGGAGTGGTGTCAGCAGTTCCTTCAACCGAATTAAACCAGTTGGCTCCGATACTGGCGACATAGTCAGGATGATCCTCATCAGCAATGCGCTGCCACAGATCATCATAAGCACGTTTTACAAAAGTACCCTTAAGCTTGGGAGTCTGAAATTTCGGCTTATCCTCACCAGTCGCGTATTCCTGATCCGGCAGGGCAAACATGCCTTTGGTCAGCCAAATGTAGCGGTACTGACCGTTGCTTTTCTTGGACATGAATCCTAAAGCGACATAAGGTGCAGTATCAGTTGCCTTCTTTAGCATGACTCCGCCGACTATGCTGTGTCCCAGCAAAGCGGCCTGGTCTGCAAGACTTATGTCTTTGGCCTCAAACTCCACATCAATCTCGCCCAGGGCAGTGGCGGTTTCATCCGGACCATCATCGGCATAGAGCACTTCAGTATTTGATTTGGGGGAGATTTTAGCATTGATCGCCCCCGCAATCTTCACCGGAGCAAGATAGGAAACCCCGGTAGCATCATCTTTGGTCAGGACAGCATAATACAGATTTTTTAAGCCCACTTGTACCCCTGCCATTTTTCAACCTCCTTAAATTTCCCGCTCAGTTACATACCTGAGCGCTTTGTGATATATTCCGGTATCGTCTTCATAAAGATCGGCGCTGCCGGTCCTTTTAAACCCCAGGGCTTTCATGGTTTTATCCACCTCGGCGGCAATAGGGGAGGTGCTGGCTCCTTTTACCCACACATCCACTTGCAGGTGTACCTCCGCCACAAAAGCCGTGCCGTCTGCCCAGGCGGAATCGAAATTGGTTAACTCAAACAAAGAAACATATTTATTTAAGCCCTCCGGCGCTTTCAGCTGGTAGATATGAGGCCCGCCCAATAAAGCCAGCAGATCTGGGTTTTCCTCCAAAGCCGCCAGGACTTCCGGTTTAATGTTGATCATAGGTTAAGCCCCGCTTTCAGGGTTTGCCTGATGGTTTCCAGCACCTGTTTTTTACTTTCGGCTTTGGCCGGACCCATAAAAGGGCGGGCGGTCATCTTGGAGGTGCCGTACTCCAGAAATTTGCCATAAAAAAAGGGAGCCTTTGGCCCCACCTCAACGTATTTGCCGTTTTCATCCTGCTTTGGGTCGGAAATCACAATATTGTCTGCCAGATGCTCCTTAGTTTCAGAACTGCGAGGCGCTCTCTGGCTGGCGTATTTCTGGACGATCTTGGCCCCGGCAAAAAGGGCCTGGTTCTCTGCCGGAGCAGCTCTTTGCCCCAGTTCCTTTAGCCTATCTAAGATTTCTTCCATGCCTTCCAGGGTCATGGTATTAGCCACCGGGGATCACCTCCTTGCACAGCAGTTCAATTACGCAGTGCCGCTCATCCTTATCGATTACCGACAGAATATGAAACACCCGGGAGCCATATAGCACTCGCATTGAGGGAGTTATCCCGGTTCGGTAGCGGATTTTAATCCGGGTGGTAACCTCCGACTGCACGGCTTGGGCCTGGAAGTATTCCTTCCCCGATATGTCCGCCACCGCTGCCCAGACTGTAGCCACTGTAGTCCAGCTTTCCAGGGGGATGCCTTCTGACTTGGTGATGGTCTTGGCCTGCAAGGCAATCCGCTGCCGCATCTCACCCATTAAATCGCGCTTTTTCACAATTACCACCCTTCCCGGCGGTAGGCGAACAAGAGCCTGGTCATAAACTCAATTAATGCTTTCATGTCCGCCGCCTCCCGCAGTTCATAGAAATTGCCGATGGCATAGAGTAGGGCTTGCTTAACTGTTTCCGGCACTTCGGTAAATTCGGTTAGCGGAAACCGCAGGATATCTTGGCAGAGTTCCTCGGCGGCATTGATAAGATCGGTGATGAGCGTATTGTCCTCATCACCGTCAATTTTGAGATACAGTTTTACTTCCTCCAAAGTAACTACCAATACGCCCACCACCTTTCATTACTCAGACGCCATGAGCCCGGCGGCCTTCAGCTTGGTTAAGAGGGCGTTAAAGTCAGCCACCAGGCCAGCGATGGTTGAGGCGGTGCTGTCCGCCTGAGTCTCAGCGGGTTTAAGCTCCGCGCCCGCGAAGGTCAGCTTGCCGCCAACCGCAATCTCAAGCTCCCCGCCGATGACCGTTTTCTCCCCGCCCTGCTCGGTATAGTTTTTAACATTGCTCATAACCCACACCTACGCTTTCATCTGCAGCACTTTGATGGCTTCAGGAAGAACCAGCTTGCCGTCCACTCGCTGGGTGGCTTTAAAGCCCACCTGCCCGGTAGCCGCATAAAGCTCGTTAAGTCTTTGGAACGACCGGCCTTGCCGATCGGCGATCCAATAGTAGCCGAAATCTCCGAAAGCGATAGTTTTAGCGCCAGACGCAATTGCCGGTACATAGGCCGAGGTCTTAACCGGCCGGTTCAGGATGGTATCCGGCTGTCCGGCAGTAATTGACGGCTGCCAGATATACTGGCCGTTGCCGTCTTTCAGTTTTCTGATGGCTTTGACAGTGGAATCGTTCATCACGAATACAGCGTTTTTGCGATACGGTGATTTCAGGCTGTAAAACAGATCCATAACCTCATCCACTGTAATAGCTGTTGCTGAAGCAGCGGTTACACCTAATTCCGCCCCGCCGGTAGCATTGAAAATCCCGGTCGGCTTGCCGGTTCCGTCACCGATGAAGAAGGCTTCCTCCTCCTTGGCACCGATTCTGCGGGCAAATTCCCGGGCTATATATGACTCCAGATTAAAGACGCTGTCATTTAAAAGCTCCTCGGACACCTTGATCATGGTGGCCAGCTTGTAGGCCCCGATGGAAACCTGTCCGAAGGCATCGTCTGATTCAGGAATGGCGCCTTCTTCATCCACCCAGGAAGCGGTTCCCTTGGAGGCCACCACCGGGATTTTCCGGTCTCCTGACGAGGTAGTGATGACCTTGGCTAATTGCCGGAAGATGTTTTCCTCCTCGAGGGCTTCGACCAGAGTCCTTTCGAACTCGTCCGGCACCAGGTAGCCTCCCTCGGAATCAGTTCCCACCTGCAGCGCGTTCAGGACTTCGTAGCCCGCTGCCTTGCTGCGCATGGCGTTCCAGAAGGCTCGCTTGTACTCGTCGCTGGCCCGTCCGGTTTTATCCTCGGCGTTTGGTTGGCTGGGCCTGCCGGTAATGGGTGTATTAACAGGTTTGTTAAGTTCCGCGTCCAGTGCCTGCTGACGCTCCAGCCGGTCGATTTCTTTGCCGAGATTCACAACATCGGCTTCCATCTTTTCATAGACGGCAACGTCCTCGGCGGAAAGGAGCCCGTCCGCGCCGCGCTTGCTGTCCAGAAAGGCTTTGGCGGCATCCCAGGCCTTGGCTCTTTTCTCCCGCAGTTCTAAAATTTTGCTCATTTATAAATCCCTCCCTAAAATTTTAAGAGGCTAAGCCTCTTTTCCAGTGCGGCAATGTCTGTTTTGCTTTGTTTTTCCTTGTGCGGCAGTTTGGCTAGAAGCGAGTTGACCGCCGCCATTTTGCTGAAGATGGCTCCCTCGCTGGCCGGGGCGGCGTCGCTCTCCGGCATAAACATGATCTGGTCGGCAAAGCCCATCTCCACCGCTTTTTTGGCGTTAAACCAGCTCTCCGCGTCCATGAGATGGGAGATTTTGGCTCGGGAAAGCCCGGTTTTCAACTCATAGGCGTTGATGATGCTTTCCTTGACCTCGCTTAACATGGCGATGGCCTTTTCCATCTCCTCCGCGTCGCCATAGGCTATGGTCACGGGATTATGGATCATCATCATGGAGACTGGAGACATCAAGACTTCACTTCCCGCCATGGCAATAACCGAGGCGGCGCTGGCCGCTATCCCGTCGATTTTTACGGTGACTTTGCCCGGGTAATCCATCAGCAGGTTGTAGATCTGGCTGGCCGCAAAAACATCACCGCCCGGGGAGTTGATCCAGACGGTGATGTCACCGCTTTCACTGAATAGCTCGGTTTTAAATTGTTTAGGGGTTATCTCGTCGCCGAACCAGGTCTCCTCGGCTATGGCCCCGTCAAGGTAGAGGGTCCGGCCTTCCTGGTTCTTGACCCAGTTCCAGAATTTTTTCTTCAAGGTTTTTGACCTCCTTTCCGGCTGTATTTTTAAGGGCAAAGACGCCGGCGTCGGCCAGTTTGGTCATGTTGCCGTTGATGAGGTACAAATCGCCGCCCAATTCCTCCGGGATCCGGTTTAAATTCTCCAACTCACGAATGTCATTGGCTGACATCCAGCCGTT